GCGAATGGCACCGATGATTTCCCCAACGCCACCAAGTAAGCCTTCCAGATTCTCCTGCGGTCTTCTTATTATATTTCCGCCTGCTATTACTGGTTGTCCCATAATATTACTCCTGCCTTAACTGTTCACTGATATAAGTGAGTCCTGTGTCTCTTTCTCAAGAACAACAACTCTGTCTTTAAGTTCTTTAACAGCTTCGATTAGAACTGCTGCCATTAGATCGTATCTCACAGACTTAAACCCTTCGGCATCTGTATGTACAAGCTCTGGATAAACTTTCTCAACGTCTTGGGCAATAACACCAATCTGAGATTCATCATTAAATTCTTTATCAGGAAATTCATCAGCTTTCCACTTATAACTAACACCTTGAATTTCATCAACAGTTTCCAATACATTTTTAAGTGGTTTAATATTTTTTTTGTATCTTTCGTCAGACGCAGCAAGACCCGTTGCCAGTTTACCCGCACCTGCCATTAATTGACCTATCTGACTTGCTGCACTTGGTCCGACCTCTGTGCTGCCTTGATTTATAAATGGTGAAAATGTATCTGACCCTAAAGCTGTTTGGGTTAAATTAAGCAGCGGGTCTGCACCCTGACTTCTTACGAATTCGTTTAGTATTCTGTCAAGACCTCCCTGCTCTATTCCTCTTTCCACGCCACCACCCTGAACCCCTTGATCCTGTATGCCTAAAAGTGCATTAAGACCAGTAAGGTTTCTGGCATCCTGTCTTTTCTGGTCTATATTCAACTGGTTCCCAAGTTGTGATTGGAGTCCGAGATTAAAATCTGTCTCTCCCCGTGCAAACGCTCTCCTGCTTGCCCCGCTGTCAAAGCCACCGACTCCTGCAAACCTTTCAAGCAACCGTCTTCTCGATTCCTCTTGGTTCCTTTCCGCAAAGGGTCGTTGATATTCGTTGAACCTGTCAATGGTCTGTTGTGGATTAAACTGACCAAGTGCGTCCTGTATAAAATTCTGTGTTTGCCCGCCAGACTGAAACAGATCCATTATTGAGTCAAACGATTTCTGCTCAAGACCAGATGTCTGAGCTGTTAAATCTCCGCTATATGGGTCAACCCTTCCGCCTTGATCAGTAATTCCCCTCAACAGATTACTAAGGCTGTCAGTAAGACCTATCTGACTTTCTCTTTTTGTATCAATAGGGGTGGTAGTAAACGGTGCTGCGTCAATTTCGGTTTGCGATCCTTTAAATAAATCACCAAAAAATCCCATAGCTATCTCCTTAATTTACACAAATGTTCCAATCGTTAAGTTTCTTGTATTTTTTATTTGCTTCCTTCGCACCATCTATTCTGAATTGAAGTGGTGCATCTATATTTAGTTTCCGAATCGATTTGTATACATCCCCGAACCCATCTTCGATCTTTCTGCCAGTTGAGACCATAACCCCCAGAACTCCGTCGGATCCCGCACATCGTACTTCGTTGTTTTCGCTCTTAACGTCCTGAAGCCAGAATCCGTTTGAGTCCTTTATGTCCATATTCAGCTTGACGTTTTCAGCCAAAGACAAGAGGTCTTTAGACGTATAAGGGTATGGCGGTATAGTTATTCTCTCGGAACAGGCGAAGCCATCACCAGCCTTCGTAAATCCTTCCGTCAGGAACTCAGTAACTGAGACCTGTAACAATGCCAAAAGACAAAATATACTGTCATACCTGAACCCAAACCTCCAGTTGTTGAAATAGGGCTTTTTATCCCTTGAATTCACCGTACAATCGACGCTGACGGCTCCGACGTACCCTTGGTCGGTCAACATAGGCACAAGTGATTCCAGCTCCTTTTTGAGCAACTCAGCCCCGTGCTTAACCCATAGACAGACAGACTGTGATGCCATCTTTTGTCCCAAATCTCCTGTAAGCAGGCACTGATTCGGTAACGAATAAGTAAACAGTACAGGCTCTTTGCCGTTAAACCACATCTCCGCAACGAGTTGTATGCCCTTGGCTCCCTTTTTCACCTTGATTCCAGCCTGTTTCGCAAGCTTTTTTGCCTCTACAGGGTCGGATTCGTAATTATGTAGACCCCTTCTTTGGTTTATTGTTTTATTTTCTAAACAGTCTTGCAGAGATCCCAAATCTACGTTCGAATCAAACACTATTTTGTCTGCTTTGTCTATCATTTTTTTCAGGTCAGAAATCCGCACCTTATCGATGATGCCGTTATAATTATTCTGGTACAAATCATTGTGAATATAAATCTCAGTTTCTGCACCTTCTCGTCTCATACGGTAAACGATGGGAAGCGATGCCCCAAATTTGCTTATGAAAAGTATCATGTGCTTTCCCAATTTGTAATATCATATGCCCTGTACGTTACATTGCTTCCGCTTGCAAGAGTCGTAGAGGTATCAACACCCGCACCTAAATTATCACTGCTTGCAGGAAATATCTTTAACGTATTTGCACCGTTATTGATAATAACTGCTGTCAGCCCTGTCTTTGCAGTCGGCAGTGTCACTGTATCGTTTGCATTTGCTACGGTAGAAATCTCATTTATTGTTGAAGTTAAAGGTTGCTGACCCTGCGTTTGTGTGGTAGATGCTGTAATACCTGAAGTCACACGGTCAAGGTCATCGTTTATATTTATAATATTAGATAAATGAGAATACATCTCCTGCAAAGATTTTATCAGCTTTCTGAAATAATCATTTAACTGTTCATGGTCTTCGTTCTCACTGGATAGAATAGCCTGCTCGTCAAGTGGCAATACCTTTTTGTCATCAGCTTTCATACTCCAAACTTTCCTTTTACTGGCAGAAAATACGGAATTATTGCATGGATCTTCGGTGTCTGCCCTGTAGCACTTTTACTCAAAACCATTGAATGAAACTCTCCGATTGCCCCAGAGTAAACTCTCTTCCACACCTTATCATCGTTGCTGTCAGAAGGGTCGTCAAATGTTAATGTGTCAGTCTGGTAGGCACTCGAATCTTCATTTATAAAAAGAGCTACGTCAAGGGTGACACTATCATCCCTGTCAACAAGCAGGTCAACATACCCAAGCCTCGCCTTAAACCCTTTTTTTACATACGGATTGAGTTTCTTTGTTTTTACGGAGAACTCAAAGGCAGCAGTGTTGTCGGCACCCGTAGTGTTAAGCTTGTGAACAACTCCTGCTGTTGTCCCTGCAAGTGTTACGGGAAAACCAGCCTGACCCGTATTGGCATCCCATGTTGGCTCTACTTCGTCCCAAGTCGTTTCTCCAAACCCATCCCATGTTAAATCAGCATCTACAGTCCATCCCCCGAGAGAATGAAATCCTATAGTAAATATAGACCATGTATTATTAACTCTGTTCCTGACAAGCATCCTGTCGTTTGTAGTACTGTTCGCATTGGGGTAGCTTATAAACTGAAGATCAAGTTCTTCCAAGAAAATTGAATAAATAAGATTAAAGTTTTCTTGGTCAAAATCCTGTACTGCGTCGGGTACCTTTAAATTTTCAACCCTTGCGCTTAATCCATCCGTAGAAATAACATTTGAAGCACTTACCGCACTAACTTCATTAGAAAAAGACAATATTGAATGTTTGGCAAGTGAACCGCTGAAGCTGTCTATCTTTTCCCACCTGAAAGGAAGGTCTACATTCTGTGTATGTTTAAACAACCAAATTGATTTCTCGAAAAAGATAACAAGTTCATCGTTAAGAAACGCACCGCCATTTATAAATTCAGATGTAGGAGCATCCACAAATCCATCATTAGTAAAGTCTATGCCTCCTGCGGTTGCCCACCTCGCTCTTTGTGCATGAAGCGTTCCGTCTTCTGTCGTACGAAAACACACAAGATGGTCTTTGTATGCAAACACCAGCAGGCAGGTAAGTGTAATATTCCCTGCGCCCAGATTTACAGTCGGCTTTGAAAGACTTGTTCCGTTATAAGAATCAATAACATCGCTGTTATTAGTAAAGTAAAGCGTCCCTGCCCAGTTCGCCCAATGAAAAAACTGACTCGTACTTCCAGAAAATCTATCTGCCTTTGGTATATCATCAAGCCCAGAGGTTTGAACATTCCACTTCGCAACTCTCTGGGTATCAAAGACGAGAAGGTTTGACCCCCCTACAGGTGTAATGTGATTTGCTATACCCATTATAGCATTGCCGTCAACAAAGCTATAACTTACCTGAACTGCACCAGTTGGTGCTGCGTCCCACTCAAGAGCAATTGCGCCTGTTGTATAATTTATTGTGCTTGTCGTGCCGTCCCCAGTAAACCCACCCTCACCATCATCCGTAAGTGTTTGAGGTCCTCCGCCAGAATCTGTAATAACCACAGTTCCAACTACTCCCGAGCGGACAGGGAGATTTGAAAGAGTGTGAGATGCTGACTGGCTGGTGTCAGCTATGTTTTCGGCAGATACAAAATGAGCCATTTCTGCCCACTGGCTATATCCGAGTCTTTTCTGCAGAACGCCATTTTTTATAAACCCGTTCTGGAGAGACTCAAATGCATCCTCTGGAACAAGCCAAGGCTCCCTTACATTTACCTGACCACTTTTAAAATCACTTATAGGAAAAGCTTCATAGCCTACTACCACTGACTACCTCCTGTTTTAATCAACTTCAAATTAGACAAGGTATGGAATCCATTTGCAATTTCATTCTGAACTCCAGAAACCTGCTCGGTTGTTCTATTGGCAGCATTTACAGTCATCATTAATAACTTGGGCATTAACACATGACCACACGCCTTCTCGACTTTAAACTCTTTAGAGTCATTGGTCATAGTTATTTCCATCCAATGAGGACATCCTTTTTCGTCATTAGATTGCGGACATTTATGACACTTGTTTGCGTTTTTATAATTCATAATTAATCTTTAGTACAGCTTATCACTCCCACCCATGCAGGTCTCCACGAACTTCCCAGAGTCATATTGTGAGTATGCGAGCCACCTCCACCAGTAGAACTTGTTGTATGGACAGAGGTTTTTACACTAGCACCAGAGCCACCCGCCGCTGTTTCACCGCCTGAGCTAGAAAACGAACCAGTATGAGTATGGGCTGGCATTTCCGATGTCGTCAGTGTATGCCCATCTACCGATACACCTGATATAGTCCAGCTGCCACCTGTGGTTGCGCCATTGCCTTCCGTGCTTTGATTGATAAAAACCGTATCGTTATTTTCAGAGACAAATGTCCAGCCCGTAGGCGCAGAATTCTGAACAAACAACATCTTTGTTCCAGATGGAATAGCCTCAGCTATTTCAGTAACCGTACCGCTGCTTGCAAGCCTGAAATATAATTTATCCGCATTATTATAAAGCCCTATTACGCTTGCAGGTGTAGCTGGATTCCCTGCCTGATCCTGAAGCTCCACTACAGTGTGTTCACCAGCATCACTTCCTAAAGTACCAGCAAAGTTATGATTTCTCGCAAGGGCATCTTCAAGTGCTGCCCAGTTAGCCCTTATTTCCTCATCACTGAGCCTTATTTTTTGACTTCCCGCAGGTTTTGCTGCATCCCATGTCATAATTTATTCCTTTAAAAATTAGGTGTTGCCGAACGACCAATTTCAGAGGCAATATCCTTTCTAAAAATCAAAGACATATAAACTTCAAGTACCCTTGCTCTACTCGCTGCCTGTTCGTCTTCTCCCCTGTCCATGTGAATGTCTACCGATGCTCCATACGCAATTGCAGGACCGTACAACTGGTCAACGGGCTCATCACTAACTGCAGACAATGAAGTCGGTCTATCTATCTTCGGAGCCTCAAACGTATAGTTTGAACCGCTATTGTTATCTGGAAGAGGTCTGAGCCAGAGCTTCCGTTCAAAGATCGCTGCTTCCTGTGGCTTTGACTGTGTAGTGTCACTCGGAGGATACTTCCTGATGAAGTTGGTAAAATCATGATTTAACGTAATGTTCTCACTGTCAAATATGATTGGTTCCCTGATACCAAACACATCAGCTCCAAATGCATACTCTCCCGTACCAGCCGTAGTCGTACCAGTGAATCCCGCAGAGCCGTCAAACTTGTCAAACTCCGTCGCATGAGTCTGCAACGGCAATACGTTCCTGTAATAATTATCTATGTAATTATCGAGGTCGCTGTTTGACAATTGACCCGTTGAAGGCGTACCAGTAAGCTTTCTCACCTTTGCCCTTATAGCTGTCAAGTCCCATGTCTGTGCCATTAACTACTCCGTTTAAAGATCGTCGTCCGAAGATTTATCCTCTTCTTTCTTAGAGTCTTTCTCCTCAACCTTCTTCACTTCAATACTCTTTTTCAGGTCTTTGTTTTCACCCTTTGCTTTGTTAAGCGAAAATGCCAGATCTTTGTTCTGTTCTATTACCTCGTCGAGCTTCTTCATAAGATTAGTATTGTCATTCACCAGCTCCTGCTGTTTTTGTGCCGACAAAACGTCTGCAGATGCCTTCGGAGCCTTTGTAGTCTCACTGAGCATTGCAGGTGAAATCTTGCAATTCAACTTCTCTCTCAGGTGTTCATAAACAGGATCCTTGTCGTCTATAACCGTAGAGAGAACGAACCTGTACTTCTTGCCCGTCTGCATCGACCTGTACTGACCACTGTCTGGAAAGTTCGGATCGGGCACGTTGTTGTATACTGGATAATACAATCCAGCGATATGGTTCCTCAGTCTCTCGGGCAGGTTATAACACAACCCGTCTTTTAAAACATAGCTGCGGATCTCATTTGATATCGGAGCCCCAGCACTGAATTCAAGAGGAACCTTTGCGGACTCCATATTCTGAAATCTCACAACCATAAAGTTCGTGTCCTCTGGTATAGGCTTTTTCACTGTCGTCTTTGCCTTTACTGTCGTCTTTCCTTTTTCCGCAACTGCTTCCATTTTTTCGTCTCCTTCTAAAATTTGCCAAGTTTATAAATCCCAGCACAGGGAGAGTATGTTCATCTCCCTGCACCAGAAATTAAGCTTTAAGCTTCAAACTGTGTTCCGAATGCTGCAAAGTGAAGTACGTCACTTGTTGCCGTGATAAAGTTAGAAGGAATTGTAAATCCCTTAAAACCACTTCTTGTTACCAACGCACCTGCTGCGAACTTCGTGGCAGAGGTATCGGCAGCAGCTACACGGAATGCCGAATCAACTGTCAGGGAAGAGTCACTTGCAATTGCAGTTACCCTTCTCTTTTCCGACCCGACTTCAATGATGTCTCCAGCTGAAAGTTCAGTGGAATACACTGCGCCTCCTGTTCCCGCCAGAGTTGCTGATCCTGCAGTAGATGTTGACGTACCCGTTAAGGTAGACGAAGCGGCAGCCGTAGACCCTGTATTGTAATCTGAGAGACCGTTGGTGGTCTCGTCAACAAGGTTTACATTATCACTGCCACCATCGTTATCCAAGCGGACAATCTTGGCAGACTGTGCAGCAGCCATCCCCCCGAACCGAATCAGAAGACCGTCTTCACCATCTGCAACGTCTTCATTGAAAATTATTACGAGTTCTGGTATGAACCCGCAATCTACATTCTTACCGTCACTGGCTTCTGTTGCTGTAGCGGTAATCTTGCCTGACTTCATTTGGACTAAGCCCATTGTTTAACTCCCATCTAAAAGGTTACCTATTGGCTATATAATTTACATCTTGAAACTGTTTACGCCTTTGAGACCTGAAGGATATGCATGAAACTATCGTTCAGGATTCTCGATACATACGCAAACTTCCAGCCAGAAGTTGCTCTCTGGTTTAAAGGATCATCACCATCACCGAAGTTCTTGACGATGTTCTTGAGAGTTCCTCCTGTAATAGAAGTAATAGCATAAGCATTTCTGCCGATGATATTAAGGTTGTATGTATTAGGTGATCCAGAAGTCTTCTCGGCATTGGTTGAGTACACCCACCTTACATTGCCAGTTGAACCCCACTCCGATTCCAGTACAGTACTCTGTGCTGGGTACTTCGCAGTTGGAATAAACTCCTGTACGTCTTCGAGATCGGGAGTGATGATATCACTGTGCATAGTACCCCAGAACGCTGCTCGTACTGGAGTGGTTCCGACCCCACGGCTTGCAGTTACAACAGATCTCAACATCTTCGCCTTGTTGCCGAGCAGCGTCTGCACGACGGTCTGGATGTCAGTCTTGTTGATTTCTGTCGGAGTGCTGCCGTTTGCACCCTGAGTCGCCTGTGTAAGGGATGCCGTTGCAGACAGCATATCCTTTGTAAGCTCGTCTCGGGTCTCACCAGCCTGTTCACCCAGAAGCTCTGCTTCAACGGTAAGGACTGGGTCTTCGACTGTTAAGTCGATGACATCGGTTATAGTAACGAAGTCACCATAGAAGGCTATAGTTGCCGTCAAGTCAGTCTTCGCAAGCTTCTGACCGTTAGGAGTCTGACCTTCTGTTAAAGGCGTAGTAGCTGTTGTCAGCGCACTGTACCGCCTGAACTTAATGATATTACCGCTCTTGGCGGGAATATCCCTTTGTTCCGCAAACATATCATGAATGAGGAACGGTAATGCACGTTCCAGCAGTATCCTGTCATAATATGTGGATACCGCTGGATCCACTTCTGATGTCGTAGTAATCGCCACTGTTAGTCTCCTTGTTCATACTCATTGAGCTGCCTTGCGCTTCACTGCTTCGACTCGTTTATTGAAGTCCGCCTGTGATTCATTGGCTATAACCCTTGCCAGATCCGTGTCGTCCGCAGCACCTCCCGTAGCATTCACTGACGCAGGAGTTTTTGCGTTCTTTTGAATCTTATTCCTGACCTTGTTCGTAGTTGTTCTTTTTACATAAGCTGGGTCAAGTGTTGCAATGTTATAAGCCAGTAAAGGTCTGAACCTTTCAGAGGCTTCAGACAGAGCCTGCTTCATCTGTGGTTGAGCTTCGAGTACATTTATTAAATTAGTATTAATAACATCATCGTAGTCTGGATACTGTGCCTTTACCTGTAGCAAAGCGGTTTCTGTTGAGTTCTGCGCTCCTATAGCAGAGAGTTGCTGTTCAAACTTGTTCTCTATCTTACCAACGATATCTCTCAGCTCCCTCCCCGTGATTACGGTGTCATCAGTTACGTCACCCATATCTTTTGGCGACGTTCCATCATTGTCCGTAGCACGAAAAGCCTTAATGGTATCGTTCATAATCTGGAGATTCTGTTCGGCATTCTGCCTTATCATCCTCTCGCTTTTGAGCGCAGAGAGGGGAACCATCTCCTCTTTTGGCTCCGCAGGGTCCCGACCTGCAGCAGGATCCTTCTGGTTGCCGTTTGCATCCTCTGGATCCTCAACTGGGTCAGCCACCGCAGCACCTGTGTCTTCACCACCATCAGTAAAATGCAGCTCACTATCATCAACTACTTCTTCAAACTCTTTCATAGCTTTATCCTTTTTAAAAAAGGTTTTTGTTGCCGTAGGCGGCACGGCTTTCTTACGCCCTTTGATTTACAACAATGCCCTTCGTCAAGGGTCTTGCATAATCTATAGCAGTAAAAAAACACAGGAATTGGAAGTACGGGCTCCCGCAAGCCTGTGCCTTTTTACTGCCTATCCTATGATCACGGAGGTGAACAATAGGTTACTTCTTTTTTTTCCGTTTAAGAGCCAACGTCCTGAGGTAGCGTCGTTGTTTCCTGCTGAACATCTTATTATCAACAAGCCCTTCCCTTCTTTTTACGGAAGGGGACTCAATCGCTTTAAAATTCATCATTTATTCGGAGCTTTCCCCATGTGAAAAATTTCATCGGAAAAATCACCAACTTTGTTTATGGTCATGTCTGGCTGTATAACATCTCTCGGAAACACCCAGATCCTCACCAGCTCCCCCTTGTTGTTGTCAACATGGTAGAGTATCGTCCCTATCATCGGAACCTTGGGCTTATCTTTTTCCTTGAGCAGTATAATTTTATTGTTAATTACGTCGGAATTCCAATTATCTACCTGCGCTGCTATAAGAATGTAATAGTTTGGATCGCTTTTCTTTCTGTTAACGACCTTTTCCATCGACTTCTGCAGGTCAAGGGTCATCTCGTTTCGTGCTTCGTGAAAGGTCAGCATACATTCTCCTTCTTAACGGTAAACCCCCTGTTCCCAGTCATGTCTGGGTATACCCTGACATTACCTTTAGCCCTTGCAATCATTGACTGCATCAACAGCCCTATGCCTCCATGTGATATAGTTTCAACCCTTGCAGAATTATGTTCTTTGATTACATCAGGTATAGTATCTGAAATATTTCTCAGAGTTCCAAATTTGTCAAAATACTTTTTCATCTCTGTGTCACTAATTGTTTCTGTTCTTCTGGCTTCGTTATTTCATCGATTTCCTTTGCAATAGACATCGCAGTTGCAACCTTGTTTATTTCGATCTCCGAAGCAGCCTTAATTCCGAGTATCTCATTAAGATTAGCCTTCGATTTATTGACTTCAACAGTACTGGCATCTTTAAATGCCTTTGCCTTTGTTGATTCTATCGCTGCCTGATTTACCTGATCCTGAATCTGCTGCGACTGTGTAGCCATTTTTGCCTGACCTTCTACTATCTTTGCCAGTTCGTCCTTCCTCTCAAGGTTGGATGCCTGTATAATTGCAGAGTCTGGAATTTTAACTCCAGCCCTCTTCATGCCAAGCAACTGCATGAAGTGCATCTGTTTCTGCGAGTCCGTCAACAAGCCTTCTGTAACTTCCACGTCATGCCGTGAGAGATCAGGGTCAAAGAACTGTGCAGATGGCTGTCTGTTCGTAATCCTGTGTATCTTTTCCGCATCCCAGTTTTTTCTCACTATCGCCATTGTGATTCTTCCGAGCAATTCCTTGGACGTACTATAGTTATCAAAGAGATCCTGCAAAGTCGTAAGTGCCTGCCCAGTCCTCACCCTTGCCAGTATACCAGCCACCTCAACATCATCCTTGTCTGCAAGCCCTAACAGCTCGTTATTCGCCCCAGAGATCTCGACCAAATCATCGTCCATGACCTTCTGCATCTGCAGGTTCCCTGCTGGTATGTCAGGGGGCGTTATCTTCGCCACACGTTCCGAAATAGGTCTCCCTGCCTGCTGCTTGAGCCATATCACACCACCCTGCCCTGTCTGATACAGAGACTCTTTGTTCACAACAGATTTTTCTTCTGCGAAGTACCCGCTGTTGAGCTGGGAGTCGAGTATGTCAAGGTTCTTGCTTCTGCGTTTGTTTACCTCTCTCTGGGGGTCGATGATGTCCCTGACAACACCCTGTATCTTCTTATCAAGTTCAATATACTCAGGATCAAAATACCCCATAACAGGCACAAATCTGAAATTATTTGTCCCCATCGGGTCTGGACCGTGATAAATCTCTTCGTCTTCTATAAATATCGTTACCTCAACATCTCTCTCAAACCTCTTTATCTTTTCAAGAGAAGGGAACTCTTTCGATATATCATTTGCCTCTTTTTCGGTACCGTCAAAACGATGCATCCTGTTTGTATTTACGTCAAAGAACACAATCACTGGCTTACTGACTCTCTGCCAGTGTTCGTCATATCTTAACAGCTCATGCTTCAACAGGTTTTCATTGAAATTAGACGTTATATATTTGTTATCCTGCGCTGGTCGCATGGGCTTCAACTTATCTATTTCGCCCGCAAAGAATGGTGCAATCGATTTCGCTGCACTTCTTGTTATCCATTCCCGTCTGAGTATTTCGGGACAGTCGCTCAGATCTCTTCTCGTAAAAGACGGATGGAGAAGGAACCTGTTGTGCGGTATCCTCGTATACTTCAACTCTCCGTTTAAGGGATCCGTACTGAAATCAAGCCAAGGCTCTACCAAGTTCAACCCAGTTTTAAGCGCACCCTGTTCAAACGCATCCGACATCACGTTGTAACCCTGACAGTGCTTCATTATGTACTGAAGCGTCTGGCTCCATATCGATGCATCTTCGGTGTCAGAGTTTTCGTTCGGGTCAACTTTATAACTGAGCCTGTTCTTACGCTGGTAACCAGAAATAATCTTAATGATGCGTTTTATCTTGTTAAAGACAAAGGCGTTCCTTCTTTTACTCTTGAGGTAACCCTTCTCTGCTGAACTCCACTGATCACCAAGAACGAACCGCATATCACTGTCGGCTTCTTTAATCCACTTATCCCAGATAACGATAAAGTTGTTATACGTTTCATTGTATTTATCTATTCTGCGTTCTGCCATTATTATTTAACCAAAACACCAGCGCCCTCGCTCAGCCCTTTAAGGGCAGCATTCACCTCTTTAATTTTTGCTTCTTTAGCTTCCAGCTCTGAATCCATCGCCTTTATTTTTTCGCTATGTTCACGCTGTAGCTGGTCAAATGTTTCCTGAGACTCTGCCTTTGCCTCGGCAAAGGAGTCTCTCAGCTCCGAGACTTTCTGAGAACAACCACTTTCCAAGGTATTTTCAAGCTTGGTAACTTTATCATTAAGCTCGTCCACCATCTGCTTCTTCTGTTTAATTACGTTGTCGAGTTCGTCACCGTCGGTTTTCAGACGCTCATTCTCTATAATTGATGTATTAACCGTCTTATTAAGTTCGCCCGCCTTTGAAAGAAGAGACGACACGTTGCCTTCCGCAGCTCTCACAGCTTCAACTACCTTCAGTATTTCCGCAGAAGCTTTGAAAGCTTTGTTAAATTGCCGAGCAATAGCTTCGGTTTCTTCCCAATTTATATTCCCCATAGCTTCTCCGTTAAGTTTTAAAGTAAAATAGAATTCTTACGTTAAGAGATTGACTTCCACCACCACCTGAAACAGACGGCTGTATGGTAAGTGGATTCTGTGCAAGCTGCCTCATTGCTTCCGCTGAAAACGACATCGCATTCTCAAAGATGTCTACCAGTGACTGCAAATTTGCAGGGGTACTGGCAGGATTATTTGTGCCTTTAATCAAAACCGTGCTGCTGTCAAATGTACCGTCTACCTGAACACTGGCATCCGAAAACGCAGGAGCGGTAAACGCCTTAAATGTATCCGCATTGGTTACACTCTTCCATTCAACAAGTATTCCGTTTCCACCCTTACCCTGATCAAACCTCGTTCTTTCATACTGTATTTCAGCCATAGCGTTCCCTCCTTGGCTTCCTTCTACGTTTCAACACAATCTTTGAATTAGCCATAAAAATCTCCTTATAATTTACATTGCCCCTTTTGAGGCATACTGTTCTTCCAGATCCCTTGCTTCCTGCTCTGACATACTGGCAGACGAAAGGTCTCCGTGTATTTTAATGGCTACTGCTCCAGTTTCAAGTGCGTCTGCACCGTGCATAGCCCAGTTCTTTAGCGGTTGGTCTGCAAATACATTGTATTTCTCATTGAAAACTTTCTGATAGTCCTGTAGTGCGTCTATTCCACCCTTACAGCGGGTTCTGTCAAAACGCATAATCGGCAATATAGCTCGCACGGAATCAATGCCATCCTGCTTATTTTTAACCTTAGGTATTTTCGTAAAGTTGATGCCAAGGTTCCGTGCTGTTTCTATTCTTTTGGCAGCCTGATCGGCTCCCCACTCCCTTACGTTTATATCATGTGGAGCGTAATGTGCAATATAATTATATCCGTCTTCTGTTTCTTTTCGTCTGCAGACATTGGCGTAGTGATCAACGCCTACATTATTCATCTCATAATAGTCTATAGCATGGATCCACGGTCCCACCTGCTGGAGAAACCATATAGCGTTGGTATCTCCCACGCCTATATCCCATGAAGTAAAGACTCCGTATGCCCTCTGATGAGGCACATCACAGATCCTATCCTCCTTATAAGCCTGTGCTATAAGCTGTGCGTAGTACGAACCCTCAAGACCAAACTCGAAGTTACACCAATACTCCTGTTGAACCATTTCCTCGCTCATGCCTTCGTCTCTGTCGAGCTGAATGTCTGCCAGAGATATAGCGTTGGTATCCTCTACGGTCAGTACCTGTTCGAACCACCTGTCGGAAAGCTTTGCCATCCGAAGCATACGATATAAATGGTTCTTGCCACGAGGGGTTCCGTTAAACATCGCCCACCCTTCGTTTTCGGTCAGAATGGGACGTATAAAGTCCCATACTCTCGGATCCTGTTGTGCGTATTCAGAAAACACACACCCGACTGGGTTAACACCTACAACGTCGAGCCTGTCTGTTCCGAGGATCTGAAACGTAGAGCCTCCCGAAAGCAACAACTTCATTTCATGTTCATTAGACTTTACAACCATACCACGAGGAAAGTGATCCATAAACTTCATGCCAGCTTTATCCATACCGTCCCAGAGAATCTTCCTCCCCAGAGACAGCGTAGGGAAGTAGTAGTAATACGCACCTTTTCGCTGGGGTATCTTAGATATCATGATGTTCAGACAGGTCTTGTCTTTGCCACCACGACGGTGCATCACCATCACTGCTCTTCTGTATCCGCTCTCCATCGCATCAAAGATCGGAACCTGATAGTCCCTCGGTACAAATTTATGCGGTAGCGTGATTGCCATTTACAGTCTCTTTAAAGGCGAAGCCTTTTTCGCAGGGGGGATTGGTGGCAACGGAATAGCTTTTTTTGCGTCGTCTACCGCCATGTCCCTAAAAGTTCGGATTGCTTTACCAGCGACGCCTCCCGCAGCCACCCCACTAATTGCGCCAAATACCTTTTTCACTGATGAATCTCCAGCCATTATCTACCTCCTTTTTGTCCTATTGGTTCCACTAGTATCGTCGTTCTTCTGAGGAGAGATACTCTCGCCCCTGCCAGTCTTTTTGCCTATATCCCCACCCTTTATAGTGGCATCAATCGCTTCTCTTTTCGCCCTGTCTCTAAATGATTCAGTCTTTGTCATTTTCCAAGTCCAATTCAGGAGCCTCTACTTCGCCCCAGTCCACATCTTTAAGAGGTACACCTGCTTCCTTACCGTATCGTTTTAATGCATCGGATACCTTTTTATAGTCTATATCTGTTTTCATTATCTCTCCTGCTGGCTAAGTACCGCTGCTGCGCCTCCAGCGCCTGCAGCGCCTGCACCCACCTGAAAGAGTGGAAATCCTGATTCTCTTGCCATCTTACGCATTGAAGGTGTTAATTTTATTGATTGAAACTTTGTGTTTCCGCCTACTCTTTTTAATGTTCCACCTAATACTTTAGCAGAAGCATCTGATAAATGTATATTAACCGCATCTTCAAAGCGAAGCCCCCGTTTCAGTGAGTCTTCAAATTTATTTAATTGTTCAATTATTTCCGCACTTCTTCTTGTATCCTTTGAACTCTTAACAAACGCATCTCTTGCTTTTATAACATCAAGAGTATCAGGAGTCTTTCCTACAAATACTCTGATTGACTGTTCGCCTGCCCCACCAGCTATATTAATATCATCGACACTCGCACCAAATTTTTTCCCAAGATTATTCGTTATATTCTTTATCTTTTTATCATATAGATTGAACGCCCATTGACCACCAACACGAAGTCCGTCACCCTCAAGAGAAGTGGTAATACGCCCTTCTTTAATATCTCGAATCTCATTACTTATAAGTGCTTTTTTAAGTGATAATGGTTCTCTATTCTTTCTGTCTTGGAAGTTAAACTTATCTCTCCGTTTTACTATTTTATCTTCCTGTTTTTCCAACTGTTCAAGTCTACCCCTAAAAGTCTTTTCATCCCATTGTTTTGCAACTTTATTAGCAACACCTGTTCCTACTGATGTTTCTAGTTCAGCGTGATTCTTCACTGTAACATTTTCCAACTCTCCTGTTTTTGTCTGAATCTGTAAATTTACAGAACCATCAGAGTTCTTTGTAAATCTTATCTTATCTGCTACCGTACTTACATCATATCTATCAGCAGTTTTCTGCCCGTTTATCCACGCAACTCTATCAAATCCATCATCAGCAGCCTGCTTCAACACACGCTTCATGGTAAACTCTTCCCAATTCCTTAAGAGTGGTGCGTTAGGAATATTTGCTTCTTGTCTTGTTACAAGCTTGCCGAGTTTTGCTTTTTCGTCAGCACTTAGGAGCCTTTGAAATCTGAGCGCCTGCAAGTCTCCCACTTCCTTTATCTCTGAATTTGTTAATTCTTTAAGAGAACCCTTGAATCCTTTTTGTCTTCCTGCTAAATTCCAATCACTCTGCAATTCTTCAATAAACAATACTCTTTCGCCATTTGAGCTTATTCTTTCGTTCATACGAACATGAGAAAGTATATTTGGCTCGTCAAAATGACCTTTTTCGGCGAAAAAGTTTATTGTTCTCCTTCCAAATGACTGTGGCAACCTCAGTAATAACTCTTTATAATTAGTACCGCCTGCAAGCGTTAAATTTGATGCCTCGTCAGGACCGAACTTAGTCGTACCATTTTTTGCAGCATTTGTACTTAAAGCATCAAGCCTTTCTGCCTGTATTACCAATGCTTCTTGTCTACGGAACGCTCTGGCTGCTCCTGCCGTGTCACCTTGAGCTTGAAGCTTTTGTCCTTCTCTTAATGCTCCATCTGCTCTATTGAATGTTTCTTCAGCCTGTTGAGTGAGAGTATTAAAGTCGTTATTACTTAAAACAGTCTCTTCTATATTGACCTTATTTGCATTTACAAAGTCCTGAAGTTCTTCCTTGGTTACATTCTTTTTACCTGCAAGGAAGTCATCAACACCTGTCCAGAGCCTCTCAGAAGGCTTTACATTCTTACTTATAAAGTTCCGAGCATCTTGAGCGGATAACTTATTAGGAAAATTAGGTGCTTCAACCGTTTGCTGCAATTTACTGAAAAACGGTGCTGCCACCTTACCGCCACTCTTTTGAACTACACTCGCAACGCCACCAACGCCAAGACCAATACCAGCCTGAATCGGATCAAATATCGAACTCACAACTTCAGCCGTAGTCCTAAACGGCGTTCTTGCCTGTGGTATCAGGTTATTTTCAGCAAACCTGCCTGCAACCTGACCAACCTGTTCAGTAGGCGGTATAAGGAACTCTCCGCTTCTCGGGGTAACGCCTCTTAATTGTTCAATAAGCCCTATTTGCATGGGTTCTTCACCAAGCACACTTGCAACAGATCTAGATTGTCCACTCAACGCTCTCTCCAAGTCAGTAGATTGGTTCCGCCCTCCAAGTATACGATCAAGCACAGAAGCTTTTAATATATCAAGCTGCTGCGGTATTTTTCTAAGAGCATTGATCAACGAGGTGTCCTGCTGCCTAACAAATATCCCCCTGTCACCATTAGCCATTTATTTCCTCATTATTTCGTATGCTGGCTTCCCCACAGATATACCCGTTCCTTTCGCTTTTGTGGAAATACAGTCTGCTTTGGAGGTGTTTTACCGAATCCCTTATAACAGTTTAGACAGTCTGCACATGAAGCCGAATCAGCATCGTCACAGACAGAGGACTGGTAAGCCCCTTTAGCTGCAGCCCTTTTTAGTTTAAGCGTACCGCCCTTTGTAGCTTTGTAAAATTGCGTGTCGAGTTCAAATATTTTAGCGGAAGACCCCCTCTTCCACCTGAGTCTTGTTTCGAGTGTGGGGATCTTCAGTTCATTGGTAATGTCTATAGCCTTTTGCATCTGGGCTTTTATAATAGGATTCCTGCTCATAAGGCTTCTTATGCGAGCCTGAATTTTAACCTCTGGAAACCTCTCCTTGAGGATCCTCAGGTTATCAATTGTGATTTGTAGTTGTGTGGGGTTTAACGGGTCAAGGCTCACCTCTATGTTTTTCATGACTTCAGGATCAAAGCCCTTTAAGCTTTGTAATTTTGATACCAAAAATATGTTATTCGCAGCAGTAGTGTCTGGAGACCTTGCAAGGAGAGACCTTAGCTCTTTTGCGGTATGCTCTCCGTGTATAAGAGGGTCTCCGTTTACACCTATTCTTATAAACTCATTGGGTTTTATTATCTCATCTGGATGAATCGTTGCTGGCACAGGGTCTTGGAATGTAACCTGTTGCTGACCGCATAAGCCTGCAGCAAAACATTCAGCACAGTTGTTTCCGCATCCCTTTACTGTATCAACCTCCCTTATAAACGAATCCTTACGAGGTTTGCCAGTTTTAGGATCGGCAGGAGATTTCATTTTCAGGTTTGTAGTGAGCTTCTGTATCTCTGGGAAGGTTAGCTCTCTAATGGGTCTCTCAACAAGACCAATAACACTTGCCTTGTCAGGTAGACTTAACGCTTCAAATGCAGGATTACCTATTAGTTGCTTATTGATAGTATCTTCTATTTTGTTGCGCCATTTTCCATGCTTTTTGTCCCATCCCTGAATCATTTGAATATTTTCATTGGTTATAAACTGCTGTATCCTGTCTGTTGTTACGAGATTCTGTTTTTGCCCTTCGGGAAGTGTGGTGTTTGCTATTCTATTTGCTCGATTTGAAATGGCTGTTTCTTCTGCTTTTTGAATTTTGCTTACAGGGATTACTGAGGTCTTCTTTTGTACTATCGGAACAAACTTCTGCGGTTTTCCGCCCGACTTACCTAATTTAAAGGGAGCTGCCTGTATAGCAAAGCCTGACTCAGCAACCTGCTCTGGTGCTGCAGCCCTTGCTATATTACCTTCTACCGTCTCAATGGTCTTAACGGCTGGAACAGCTTCTTGTTCTTTTATGATTTTATCAACG